CGAATCAGATCGGATATTGTGGAAGTTACTTTATCTACACCTCGCTTGACCTCTGATTTCACTTTCTGGAGCTCATTTACAGTAGCGTGCAACTTCTTTTCATACTCAAAATCAACACCCTTGATTGAATCTAGATCAGTGGTCAACTGATTGATAGCGAGTTTTGATTGATTCTCCCAACTAACAGACCTAGTTTTTGCCTTTGTAATCAAATCGTGGTGAGTAGCGATTTGTTTAGCAGTTGCTTCGATTATGGTCTGTTGGGTTAACAGCGATTGTTCGGTAACTTTGATCTGAGATTTGAGTACCTGAGCTTTAATGGACAGTGATTGGAGATCGAACAGTTGCTCGATCATATCTGTCTGATTAGATTCGTAGTGAGAATTGGTGGGTAAGTCAAAAAAGCTCTTGTTTGTCGCACTAAACACTACAATCCGCGAAAACAAGTCGAAGTCAATTCCAACAATCTTCTCGATCAGTGTATTGGTATGATCGGCACTCGCTGGAGTAATGTCGATACCATTCTCTGAAATACTGACCCCATTCTCTCTGAATCCTTTACCTCCCTTTCGCCACCGCTCGATGTGATATACGACATCGCCAATAGAAAAGTCCACTGCGCCATGCAAGTCTTGTTTGTTGATGTTGTTGATTAACTCATCTTTAGTGAGTGAATCGAGTACTTTATCGTAGAACAACCACGTTAAGCAGAACAAGATAGACGTCTTGCCTTGACCATTCGTTGTCTTGTCGTCATCATTTTTACCAATGATTAGGGTTGTCCCTGGAACGTTGAAGTTGATGTTGGTAGCAACTTTGCCATACGAGCGAAAATTGCGGAAAGAAATTGATTTAATTACTAGCATTGGATATGTTGTGGAATCAAAGGGTTTTGTATATTTCAATCAGCGCCTTGTTGTCAATCTTCTCAACAGCAATTTGGCTTAACATTTTGTGGACGAGCTCATCTACCGTAGATTTACTGAGTTCGTCTTGTGATATTCCTGATAGTGTTTCGCCTAGAATTTGCTTAGCCTCAGTCTTATCTTCCTCAATAGCCAATGACTTAATTCCAAGTTGCTTAATAAACATATCCCTCAACACATTGTGCTCTTCGTATGTGATAGGTGTATCTGCCATGCATCTGACAAACGTCTTTTCATTTACTTCCCGGGCAACCTTACCACTCGATAACTCACTCAGAGTTGTCTTGAAGTACCTAGGACCATCTATCCAGTTGTGGTATACCATCTGCCCAGTATCAAATTGGTACGTACATGCCCCACGAGCGGTATCGTTAGCATCAGCAAAAGAAGTTGGGAATGTATTGCCTATATAAGTAACATTTCCTGTTGTCTGTCTCTTGTGGAAGTGTCCTGACAACACACTCGTGTATTCCGACAATTGTTGAGCATCTGGTCCATGATCCATCTTGGTGTTATAACCAGTTATGATGAAATCTTTGAACTCGAAGTGCCCAAGCAAATGTTTTGCTGGTTGTTTGAGTAAGCAAAAATCGTACTCATTATGAAACAGATATGGGGAAAACAGAGCACTCTTGTCAAATTCGGGGAATATAGTAGGTTGGTCAATTATCGTGAAATTTTCAAACTTGTTGAAAAATACGCAACTGTGTATATCTCGTGAGTGTTTATTAAATAAATCATGATTACCAACAACAAAGTAAATTGGCAACCCAAGATCGTTGAGTGCCGTTGCTAATTTATACGAAAGGTTCAGCGTATCGACATGCAAGTGACTCCGGGATTCGTGCCAGTCTCCCAAGAACCCGATACAGTCAATGGTTGGATCACTCTCGACAAGTGATACCAACCATTGCATATACTCTAGTGTGTTAGTAGTATAAAATAGGTCACGAGATTTACCGACATGGTAGTCGGTAAACAGTAGCATTTTATTTAGTTGAGGACGCTTTTTTTGGTTTCTTTGGTTTGGTGGTGCCATTAGTGGTTACATCAACTTCGGGTGGGGTTTGTGGTGATACATCAGGGGGTTCTGGTGTATTATAAGCTTCAGTGAAAGTATATGATGGATCCAAACCGTTGTCAACCAATAGCGCATCCCGGATATTTCTGTGTTTGCGTTCGTGATTTAAGTACTGCAAGAATGAATTGGTTACGCATGTAGTAAAATATGCAAACGGATTTTGTGACTTCTGTGGGTTAAATCCCCGCCACGACTTCACTAGATTCATCATCGCAAACCCTTGCATATCTTCGTTGTATGTGTAACTTGCAAAATTAACCTTGCGAGCATATCTCTGGCAAATCATCATAACCATTTTTGCAAGTTTGGGTGTCATGGCGTCCTGTTTGATGCTGATATCAAATTCCTCCAACAACGCCTTATTATTCACATACGCCTGAGGTTTTTTGATCTTAACCGCCGCCACGGTGACTGTATCCCCTACAGCTAAACTTGGAGTCAGGTAATCGCTAGCGATTACCTCTGGAATGCCGTCAAGCCCATCAACTCCCTCATCAAGCATTTGCGCCTCAAGTTCAATCAGCGTTGCTGGTAGTAGTTGTATTGCCATTGGTTAAATATCTTTCGTAGTATTATGCAGGTCTCAATAATGTATACACCGGAGAACATTTAGGTCACAACATGGTGGTGCTATAAATATGGGATCGCACCTATATCCATCTATCTATGTTCCTCTCATTTTTGATGCCCAGACGCCTATTCGAAGGCCGCAACTCACCCGTTGGCATTGTGGTGGGGAAGTTTTCCCCAGTAACGAAAGGTCATCAAAAAATGATCGATAGATTGATTGCTGAATGTACCGCCCGAAAATGTACACCGGTCATTTGTGTTGTTGATGTGGAGCGATTGGAGACAGGTAAGCTATTAACCGGCCCCGAACGAAAAAAACAACTTGTATCTATATATGGCAATACGATAGAGATATTGATAGTAAAAAATGCCTTCGCCGCAATGCTTGCGATACAAGAAAGTGGCCGTGAGTGTGAATTAATTGTGTGTGGTTCGGATAGAACAGCACAATACAAAGTAATGTCGAGTAAAATATTTGGCGATCATCAAAAAACTATGCCTGATGTTGTGGCGCTGTCTAGAGATCCAGACTCTGATGCGGTATCGGGACTATCATCATCAAAAGCTAGAGCAGCTGTGGCGGCTGACGACTTACCAACATTTAAATCAATCGTAGCAGGACCAAGCACCCAGGCGCTTTTTGTGCTGCTCAAAAAGCGCCTGGGTGAAATTTGATGGCTACGACCCGCGCATTCGCTGATGGACTTAACGAATCTATCAATATTTACGGCAACTCACCCACCGCCACGACAGTACCTGTGTCGACGACCTCAATAAATGCTCTGAGGGTTCCTACCCAAGCTCAGGTTCCAATCATGCAGATCGCAACTACTGTTGTTACCAACAGTGTTGCGATTCTCGGGCCCACAATAGGGACAGCAGTTGATGTTGCAACGTCGAAATTTAAAAACGCGGCGACAAATGCTGTATTCTCGGACACACACGCACAAATCTCAACAAACGCCAAAGCTCTAGGGATCACAACCCCTAGTATTGGGCTAATTACTAATAGCATAACAAACGCGTTTGTCGGATCACTTGCTGGGTCGATAGTAGCCCTGGGCTCTACTACCCTATCAGCCCCCCAGTTTTCGGAGTTTACGGCTGATGTGGTAGCCACAGTACAACAAACTCTCATGACTACCATAGCCCCAACAGCGCTGGATCGCGCGTCTTCTTACGATTCTCCCACACTCAGTACAACACTCGGTGTCGGTCCGTCATACCCAGAACAAGAATTAGCCGGTCTTATATTGCAATCGATCCAATCAGGTCTAGTCGACGATCCAACAACCACCGCCCGCGAACAATTCCGACAAGCCGAAATCCAGGCGCAAAACGCTGCCCAACCTGCTGGTGATGTTCCTGATCCGGATTTTGGTAAAGTATTTTTGGTGCCGACCTTAATCCCGACGGACAAGTTTGTGTTCAAAGCACAACCTCGTATATCGACAGCTGATGTGGCGTTGTATACCCCCCTCGCTCCCACCCACATGCCAACTAGTTTCGTATTCTTCAAAGGCAACCCAACGCGTGTGTTTAATATAACCGAGATTAAGTTGTTCTCTCGAACATTCGAGGAAGCCAGTGAGAATCTCCGAGATCTCAATAAGTTACGGAGTTGGCTCAAGCCGTACTTTGGTATTGTAGGCCCTGGCGCCCTAGATGCTCCAACCCCAACAAGCAACCAATTATCCGAACCACTCCCTCCAGCAGACATCCAGACAGCGCAACCTAAGAGTTTAGAGGAATACGCAACAGAAGCGAAGGAAGCGTTTCTCCAACTGCATAGTGGTTACCGTCCCTCGTCGAATCACTCAGAACCATCCCCCGTAACCACAACATCAGTCCAAGGAGTCACGACCCCACTAATTGCCAATAACGAGCAGCTGGTCAACATCCTTTTACAGAAAGCGATCAATCAACCACAAGCGAATGATTCTCAGACATCCACTGTTGATAGAGTACTTTCAGCGATATTACCGACCAAGTTAGACACATCAGCAAGGAGTGTTCGGAATCAACCAGGTGTCTTGAATCGACTATTTGAGCAACTAGCAATAACCAACGATCCAGCGGCGGGGTACTCGGATGCTAATGGTAATTATTATGGCAACTTCGAGAGTCCTCTTGATGCCAATATATCCGCCGCAACCACCCCTCAAACAACACAACCAGCAGTATCCACAGAAGCGGCTGTAGTCCGGAACAACCAAGCACAATCTTCAGCAAACCTTGCTGCAGAATCTAAAATGTTGGGAGCACCACCAATGGTACTCTATTTGTATGGTTACTCAGACCCAGACGGTACCTCAGCTCAGAATATAAATAAAATCCCCGTCGTACTGGAGAACTTAACGTATGAATATCCAAACGATGTTGATTACATTCCGACATCCGAAGGCGTTCCATTCCCCACAATCATGTCTCTCACGATGACACTATCTGAAACCCACTCACCTCGTGAAGTGGAAAACTTTGATATTGAAGCATTTAAGCAAGGTAGGATGTTAGGATGGTAAGCAATAAAACACGGTATGGGTTTGGGGGGACGGTAGAAACAAACTCTGTGGGAACTGGGTTTTGGGTTCGGACTCTACTGCCTCGGAGGAGCGACGATGTAATTATCCAAATTTCTCCCGAGGAAGCGTTGAGACCTAGTTTAGTTACGTTCAAGCTATATGGGAAAGATAACATGTTGTGGTTACTATTCCAATACAATAATATTATCGACCCAATCGAAGAGATTTTTCCTGGGCGATATATGGTACTACCTCACCCATCCAGAGTAAAATAACTATAATTTATGCGCATATTACCATCCGCCCCAGCCAGTACTCGGGAGAGATTTACAAATCCTCTTGACCAATTTAGGTCCTACTCCTACTTCCACATCTGGGGAATGACCAATAGTACCCAACGCGCGGCTGAGGTGTTTTTGGACCAGGAACTGTTGAAGCAAATTATCGCCGACCCGACACCTAAAGATGAGTACGGCAATCGCCTGCTGACCACCCCAGCGGGTCCTGATTGTGTTATCCTAGTCAATGGTGTGCATGATGCTGATGTGATTATTGAAAAGCTCATCACAACTGCTCAACCTGGCTCACCTCAGATGAGCTTAGGGACATCAAATGTAACTATCACCGAAGCGGAGATGATCGTCCAAGAACCCGCCGGCATTCGATTTGCCAATATATTCAGACAAGCTTGTTTGGATCTAGGTGGCTTACCTCAGGATAATGTGAATGTGTTGAAGACTGTGTTCGTTGGGTACACCGACACAGGTGAAATTGAAACGATCTGGAATGTCGCACCGATGTACTTCCATATCATAAAATCTAAGGCGCAGATCAGTGAACAAGGTACGGTCTACACATTGTCTCTTGCCCCAGTGGTCAACAATGCTGCGTTCCATCCAAATATATCCACCAGCGCTGGTGGTATTAATATTCGAGGTAGTGGCAATCTAGGTGAGGCAATGGATACCATCGCTGATGCTTACTCCGAAGATGCACTGAAAAATTGTAAACAAATGTTTGGGGGTGTGGGGAATAAACGGGTTGCTAGCTATTTTATAGATTTTGATCCTAGGATATCAGAAGCATCTGATTGGTCTATAACCGAAGACAAATCTGTACGTTCTCAAGGTTCAGGGCAATCCAACTCGATTACAGTGGGACAAAGTGTTGCAATCGAGGGTGCAATTCGGCTAGCGTTTGAATCGTGTAAACAATACGCGGAACAAGCAATCGCCGCGGTGCCTGGGAAATCATGGACATATCGAATTGTGTCTACAATATACACTACAAAAACAAGCTTTGAGGTTGTATATCGAATTACCCCAACATTTGTAGTTGGTGATCATAAACAAATATCTGAAGACAAGAGTCTACAGGAAACTGCGAATGTACTGCATTATGATTATATTTTCACAGGCAAGAACACCGACATTGAAACGTTTGATATGGTAGTAGATGAAGGCTTCCCACTATTTCAAACTGTGACAACCAATCAAAATCTGAGTACGTCATATCGGAGTCCTACGCTAACTCGTGACGGTGTATCGAGAGCAAAAGAAGCCGCATTTTTGACTAAAGAGCGAGATCCAGCCAAACAAATCCCCGATAACGCATGTGTGGGTGTAGCTGTAATGTCTGACACCGTACGAACGCGTAACTCTGAGATGGATGTTCTGATCACACAGTATAAGAATCTGATATCTGAGACGATATCAGTTGCCATTGCAAAGTCAGCCGCGACAATTACCGTACGTGGCAATCCTGCTTGGTTCTCGATGTTCAATGTTGACCCTAAACTCATATACGACGGTGAAGTTGATGTTGATCTCCACAGCGCAATCCCATACATCAAGATTCACGTCAAGATGCCATCATCATACACTAAAACTGGCGCTTCTCGTGAGGAAATACCAACATTTGACGATTTCTGGTATGAGGGGGTCTGGTCGGTGATTAAGATTACATCAATCTTTGCTGATGGTCAGTATAAGAATGAATTAGAAATTTTAGCATTTCCGATGACTGGAGTCGCTGAGACCACGCGTGATGACCAACCAGTCGGTGGTGAAGCCGCTGGTAAACCACAAAGCAAGAAAGATGTTCCAGTTGAACTGGAAGCAGCTCGAGACGATACCGTAACATCTGAGATTAAGAAAATCCCCGGGATTGTTCCTCAGACTTCGCTGAGTGGCAAATTCTTGCTTGCTAGCGTATCTGCAGAGACAAAAGTTACTGAAGACTTCACGCTAGGTCGAATGTTGCAGACATCTCAAGTTAAGAACTGGCAGAAGGACAACTTCCCTGAGTCTCAAGAGCACTTGGATAATATTGTATCAACAATTAACTATCTACAACAGCTGCAACAGTACTTAGGCTTCCCTGTCAAAATTAACAGTGGCTACAGAAACCACCACGTTAATGCTAAGGTTAAAGGCGCATTAACATCAGATCACCTAGTTGGACTAGCAGCAGATATTGTGTGTCCAAGCTTCGCTGCATCTGACCAAGATGCTTTCTTGGAGAAGATTATATCTTCGGGTATTCCGTTCACACAGGTTATCTTCGAATCTCTCCCAAACAAGAGTGTCTGGATCCATGTATCGACTAACCAAAAGCGCCCCAGGTCAGTCACACGAAACAATGGCGGCCCTAAACTCATTCCATATAAGAAAATACCAAAGTAAACAATGGCAGATTTTTTCAATACTACTCGCAATCAACTCATCGACAGCAGCTCTCATAGAGGAGGACAATTATTCTATGGCACTACCCTGGGCAGGGTAGTGTCGACACAAGACCCTCAACAGATGGGTCGACTGTACGTTCATTGCCCTGAATTGGGGGATCCGGTGGATATGTCGCAAGATGACTATGAAGATCTACCACTGTGCACGTATTGCTCCCCCCTCGCCGGAACTTCGACCTCAACACTCAAGCGTGGGCCAAGCGCTGAGATAGAAAAGAATTTGACAAATGGTCCGGTAACGTACGGTATGTGGGGTATCCCAAAACCAGGCGCTACAGTTGCAGTGGTGTGTGTTGATGGTAATCCAACTCAACGACTGTGGATCGGTTGTATATACGACCAACTCACTACCAACACACTCCCACACGGCAGGTTCTTCTATGAGGATGAAGAGGGTAATGTCCCTCATCCACTTGGGGCCCCATATGGGCCACTGAGTGGAACAGAAGAGCCCATCCAACCTATCTTCGATAATCAAACTGAGGCATTTGAGCGACGGGACCACAATTTTGAGTGGCGAACACGTGGAGCTGATTACCAAGCAACCGCAATATTTGATAATTATCTCGATCCGAGCCCATGTAACGTCACAGATGATGAGATTGTTGAGTTTACTCAAGAAGATGGTACTGTTATTCTCGTCGTCCAAGGTATGGCCGAGACGATGGATAGAACCGATGCTGACACACCTGATAGCTCAGTGTACACCTGGACAACTCCTGGATTTCACTCTATTGCTATGGACGACAGGATAGAGAATTGCCGCATGCGGTTCCGAACCTCAGCGGGTCACCAAATTATCTTGGATGATACTAATGAACGTATCTACATCAATACATGCAAGGGTAATAATTGGATGGAGTTTGATGAGGACGGATGTGTTGAATTGTTCTCGACGACTAAAATTTCCGTAAACGCGCCTGATATCAATTTGATTGGCGAATCTACGGTGAGATTGTTTGCTTATGATAGTATTCACTTAAAAACCGAGGGTAGTATTTTCTTGGATGCTGTTAAAAATATCCAAATGACTGCCGGCGGGGACATTATGCACACCGCAGGCGGTAACCTGATCAACAATGTTGCTAAAAGTGTTACCGAGAGTGCTGGCAGTAATATCACTCACAAAGCAGGTGGAAATATTACAGAAAGTGCCACAGGAAACATAACCGAATCAGCAGGTGGAAATATTACAGAAAGTGCCACAGGAAACATAACCGAATCAGCAGGTGGAAATATTACAGAAAGTGCCACAGGAAACATAACCGAATCAGCAGGTGGAAATATTACAGAAAGTGCCTCTCGAATAGATATGAATGGACCTCAAGCACCAACATCTCCTCAAGCACCAACCTCTCCAACCGCCTCCAAAGCTGACCCATTAGACTGCTTCTGGCCAAGTAGGTACCCACATCACGAACCTTGGGCACGCACAGGAACGCTCAACGACAATTCCCTAGAACCTAAGTATGACTACGACGATCCGATGGTTGGCCGTGAACATAAGGTTAGAGATGAGAGATGGCGCCGATAAATAAGATGCCTATTCAACATTGAACTACATCTCAGATGGCTGACCCAAGAATCCCATCAGTAAATCAACGATCGTTTGTATCTACTGGCATGACATCCACAGCTCCACCGCCCCCCAATGCAGTGGTGCGGGACGCATCAGCGTATGCTCGAGACTTGGATAAGTTCTTTCCAAAGCATAAATTCCTATTTGTCACGCGGATAACGATGAACCATCCATACGACAGTATATGTGATGCCGGCCGATTTTCGCTACTAACCCAAACTTCAAGTCGCCCACACCCAAAGTTTGAACACGATGATGTAAATCTATACGGAATGCGGACCGGCATTCCCAAACGAACAACATACGATCCCATCACAATGTCATTCTATGATGATTCGGCGAATCAGATGATGAATTTCTACGCAAATGTAATTCGGCTCCAAAGTCCGCTTACAAACGTCACTGTAAACACTCCACTTGAAATTGGGCAATATGATTATGACTTCGAAGGTGCTGACTACTCAGAGCCGGGCAATCCAAGTAGAATATCGCCAAACGTCTATGGGGTTAGTTTCGGGCCACTGGGGGTACCAGGCACTGGTACCCCCCTTCGCTTGATCAAGACTATCGAATTATTTCACGTATATCGATTCGGCCGAACCTTTAATCAATACACATTCATAAACCCTAGAATTAATACGATAGAACTTGATGAACTGTCTATGGAGGCTGGTGTTGACAATTCGCTAATGAAGATGGCGTTTGATTATGATACGTTTCGATTAGATATAGGAGTACCGTTCGAACAGAACCCTGAGATCTCCCAAATGGTGGGACCAGTCGAATACCCCATCCGCCGAGATCTCGCGACAGAACCCCAATCATAAAAAAAGCCGCTTCAAGCGGCTTTTTTGTTAGATGTAGTAGTTACGGTGTTCATATTCAGGCTGAAGTAAACGCCGCACAGCTGAATCGATGGAAGAATTGTTTGTTCCCGCCTCGGTTAGGGACCTACCGATGTCGTTGATCCATTGCAGTACAAACATGCTGAGTTTGGATTGATCGTATGCAGGGCCTCTCTGAATATCATCAATAAAATAGCAAAACTTTACTTGGAGTTTTTGTAAGTTGGTGTTAGTGAACAGCATTGTTCGGGTCGCGCCTCGAAACATCGCCGATAATTTATTTGTCATTGCCTCGGAATTGAATGCAGGACGTTGAGTGTTGAATTGAGTTTCCATTTGTGTAGACTTACTGAGGTAATGGGTTGATTGAACAGAGATTGTAGATAACTGTGAAGCTACCTACTGAGTACTATACTCCTGGCTATTTATAATGTTGAAAACAGGTTAGTTTTGGTGCATGATGCCCCCATCCGACTACTAAATAGATCCACTGTTTCTGACTCATCAACTCTCCCTACCTCGTATTATCTCACACCATGCGCCACCACTTCACCGAAAAGGAACGACGGTACCACAACATGTGGTTATCCGTAGCTCAATCAGTATCTGTAATGTCACATTGCACTCGCAAGAAGGTTGGGTGCATTGTTGTAAAGAATGGCCAAATTGTGAGTCAGGGTTGGAATGGTACACCAACAGGGACTGATAATTGTTGTGAAGACTCAGCAAATACAACTCACCCACACGTTATTCATGCGGAATTGAATGCGATTAAAAAGTTACTAGACACCAACCCAGAAGCACTTGAAGGTTCGGTTATATACTTGACGCTACAACCTTGTGTTGATTGCGCCACATTGATCATTCGTTGTAAAATCTCGGAAGTCCACTACATTTCCGAGTACCGAGACGCTTCTGGGTTGAATTTGTTGCTTGCGGCAAATACACCAGTATTTCATCACCCATAACCACACAAGAGACTAATAAATTGCAAGAAGCCCCCACAGAACTTGATGGAGTTGTACTAGATTACACTCGAGACTCGCTATTCGGCCAACTTGGTGTACAACGCCTCCGGGAATCGTACATGACTTCAGACGAAGTTAGTCCCCAAGAGAGATTTGCGAAGGTATCCAAACAATTTTCAAGTAATCCTGACCACGCCCAGCGATTGTACGATTACGCAAGCAAGCATTGGCTGAGTTACTCAACCCCAATTTTAGCATTTGGGAGAAATCCTCGAGGACTCCCAATTTCATGTTTTTTGAATTACCTAGATGATTCATCAGAGGGTCTGATTAACAACCTGGCGGAAACTAACTGGCTATCAATGATGGGTGGTGGTGTTGGGGTGCATGTTGGTATTCGAGGTGCAGATGAAAAATCTGCCGGCGTAATGCCTCACCTCAAAACATACGACGCATCGTCTCTTGCGTACAAACAAGGTTCTACTCGGCGGGGCTCATATGCGGCATATCTAGACATCTCACATCCCGATATTATTCAATTCTTGGAGATGCGAAAACCAACGGGTGATCAAAACATGAGAACCCTAAACTTGAATCATGGAATCAACATTCCAAACAAGTTTATGGAAATCATCGAACGATGTATGATAGACCCAAATGCGGACGACTCGTGGAACCTAATCCAGCCGCACAATGGTGAGATCGTAGATACGGTATCCGCGAAGGCGTTGTGGATGAAAATTTTGGAACTCAGGATGCAAACTGGTGAACCATATTTGTGGTTCATTGACCACGCAAATGATGCTCTGCCAGAATACCAAAAATTGGCAGGTTTGTCTATCAAAGGGTCAAATCTCTGTTCCGAGATTGCGTTGGCAACGTCTAAGGAGCGCACTGCAGTGTGTTGCCTCAGCTCAGTCAATATCGAATACTTTGATGAATGGTCTAAGGATGAACTATTCCTCCGAGATGTTCTAGAAATGTTAGATAATGTTATTCAATACTTTATCGATAATGCGCCCGATACAATTGCTCGTGCAAAATTTTCTGCAATGCGAGAACGATCGGTTGGTGTGGGTGAATTGGGATATCATTCCTACCTACAAGCGAAAGATATCGAGTTTGAGGGTGCGATTGCAAAATCAACCAATATCAGAATTTCTCGTCATATCAGAACAAAATTAGATATTGCAAATATACAACTTGCGAACGAACGTGGTTCATGCCCAGATGCATCAGATTATGGAATTGTTCGTAGGTGTTCACATGTCATGGCGATTGCACCCAATGCATCATCGTCAATTATTATGGGGAATACATCACCCTCTGCAGAACCATATTCAGCAAACGCATACAGACAAGACACCACATCCGGAGCATTTGTCAATAAAAATAAGAACCTAGACAAATTGATTAAACAATATGCATCAGGGAAATCCGAATCTTGGTACGATGATACGTGGGCTTCTATTATTTCAAATGATGGGTCAGTATCACACTTAGAGTGGATGGATGATCATACTAAGGCTGTATTCAAGACCGCCCCAGAAATTGACCAGCGGTGGATCGTAGAACAAGCCGCTGATCGCCAAGTGTTTGTCGATCAAGCAATGTCAACAAATTTGTTTTTTAGGCCGGATGTGAATGTGAAATATCTACATGCTGTGCATTTTCGGGCATGGAAACAAGGTCTAAAATCTTTATATTATGTGAGGTCATCTAAATTGAGAAAATCAGATAAGGTTGGTCAAAAATTGGAACGCAGAAAAATAGAGGACGAAATTGATATGGCAGCATTGATAATGGGTGAAACGTGTATCGCGTGCGAAGGATAAAATGAAAACTAAATTAAAATTAACCGATAAACGCGATATGTTTAAGCCATTTTCATATCCCTGGGCGTTTGATGCATTTTTAGAATCCGAACAGATGCATTGGTTGCATACGGAAGTCCCAATGATGGAGGATGTAAAGGATTGGAAGTCTAAATTATCCGAGTCAGAAAAAACATTCCTGACCCACATTTTCCGATTCTTTACGCAGGGCGATATTGATGTTGCTGGCGCGTATGTCAATAATTATCTACCAAACTTCCCTCAACCAGAAGTTCGAATGATGTTGTCATCTTTTGCTGCACGAGAATCTATTCATATTGCTGCGTACTCGCACCTTATCGAAACCCTTGGGATGCCGGAGACGACTTACAATGAGTTTCTTCAGTATGAGGAAATGAAAGCTAAACATGACTATATTGAATCGTTTATTTCTAAAGATGAAAATTCTGTAGCACAACAAATTGCTGTATTCTCTGCATTTACCGAGGGTATGCAACTGTTTAGTTCATTTGTGATGTTACTGAACTTTGCACGATTCGGTAAAATGAAGGGGATGGGTCAAATTATCGCTTGGTCGATTGCAGATGAATCGCTCCACACCGAAAGTATGATTAAGCTATTTCGCGAATTCGTCAAAGAAAATAAACACATCTGGACTGATGAATTAAAATCGCAACTATATTCTGTTGGTGAAAAGATGGTAGAATTGGAGGATAAGTTTATCGACCTCGCGTTTGGTATTGATCCACAAGAGGGGTTGACGAAAGAGGATGTTAAGAAGTATATTCGTTACATCGCTGACCGCCGGTTCATCTCACTAGGGATGAAGGGCATTTTCAAAGTCAAGAAAAATCCACTGCCTTGGGTTGATGGAATGTTAGGGGTGACGCACACTAACTTTTTTGAACAAAAAGTTACAGATTACGCAAAGGGTGCACTAACCGGTGATTGGGGTGATGTCTGGGGGGGTACTCAAGTTGCCGACACTAGAACCAAACTCTCGGAATTTACTGTGTATTCCAAACCAGGTTGTCCCCAGTGTGACCAAGCTAAAGCACTACTGACTAACAAAGGCAGACAATTCACTTCTAAGATGTTGGATGTTGACTTTACACGGGAACAATACAGTGAGATGTTTCCATCAGCTCGTACGTTTCCACAGTTAGTTGACCCAGAAGGTAACAAGATTGGTGGTCTACAGGACTTGCATAAATATCTGTCTAACTAAGACCACATAATATGCCAGGTACCTATACCGTTGATCATAGCGACAATACTAAACCACGCATCGTAATACCACCTCTGAGTTTCGATCACTCCACATCTCTCAAGATGGTGGGATATCGTTCTCCTGTGTATGGTGAACTAATTTGGGAAAACATGCTCCACACAATGGAGCACTTTGCAAGCAATTATGCTCCGGTCAATCCTACAGAGGGGCAGATTTGGTACGACACACTGAACCAACAACTGAAGTTGTATGACTCGGCTGATATCTGGCAACTAGTATGGCCAATCTCTGAGGAGGTTGTTGTCGGTCCTAACCAACCAGCAACTGAAACTGGGCTGCTCTGGCACAGTACAACCTCAAACCAACTCCGAGTATGCGACACCACAGGAGTGTGGCAACTAGTATGGCCAATCTCTGAGGAGGTTGTTGTCAGCTATACCCAACCAGCAACTGAGTTGGGTCTATTATGGCACGACACCTCATCAAACCGCCTGCTAATCTGCGACAATAACCTAACGTGGCAGGTTGTGTGGCCAGTCCAGATGCCAACCAACCAACCAACAGTTTGGGTAACAAACCCAAATACTCTTGTAGGAGCTGGGATCTGCCTGGCTGTAGGTGCAACCGGATACACCAATGGAGTCGCGATTTTCCGAGGCCGAGATTTCGCAACAGAAGTAGGTTCTGTCGACATCAACCCCGGCAACCCCCCGGCGTATCTAACATATTCCTACACAAACCCTACCTCTGAACCGGTACTTCTCGAAGCAGATCTCACGGGCAACGGCAACTTATCATACAACTTACCAGGCTCGACAGTGGGGTTTGTGTATAATATTGGTGAAAATCTCAATATCACAATGCCGACTGCATTCAACACCTCGTCTGATCAAGGTACAATGAGACAAGATATTGACTCACTTGGGCTCAATACAAGAGGAGCTGCAGGTGGTACTGATGTGTATACAGAAGAAACTGTATCCGGCGCCAGATTTGTGAAGATCCTCAATCCTGGACAAACAGTGACGATATACGCTCAGTGGTGGTGTGTGTTGTACCAAAGCCGCCCATGGTCAGGCCTTGCTGTTATTCATGGTAATATGGGGCTTAAAGTTAAAGCAACGAGAGGTGGAGCATACTTATGATAGTCAAATATTATACACTTGGTGAACTCAATGATTTGCACGGAACCGGATTGACTCTAGCGTGCTACACTCAAGACAACTCCGGCAACTGGGTTGGAGTGATGCGTACTGCTGATGGTGAACCGTTTCTTGGGTATATGCCCAATGAAGTCAGTGAATCTCGTTTCAACGAGTTGAAACAACAAATAACCCGTCCAGATATGGTCAACTACTACCCTGGAAAATTCCCAGGCGTTGGGGTTGTCGACAAACCAACATATACTAAGCTACAAAAAGAGCAAGATAAGATTGTCAAAGCCCAAAACAAAGAAGCTGCACTAGCACAATCTACTGCCCTAAAAGCTGAGCAAGCACTGTGCAAAAAACTTGGCGTGACTGCAGATGAACTTAGGATTTTAGCTCGAGTTGCATTGACGCCAGTCTGAGATCACAACGACTAAATATACGAACTACCGCGGAAAATAATAAATCATGCCAGGAACCTATTCGGTCGAATATAGCGACCCAACAAAATCCCCGATATCAATCCAACCACTTGGTATTGATGTCAGCACTTCGCTTACGATGTTGGGATATCGCTCGCCAGTGTATCAAGAAGCAATCTGGACAAACTTCTTGCAGATGTTGGAGCACTTTGCTAGGAGCTCTCCTCCTATCAATCCAACACCGGGTCAGATTTGGTTAGATACTGGCACAGCCCCCGGTGTTCCAAAATTCTATGGTGTGGATGCCATCTGGCACCCAATTGGCTCTGGCATCCACGTCGGCACATCTGCCCCAGCTTCTATTAACAGTCTTTGGTATAACCCAAGTACGGGCGGTCTGTACTACTATGATGGTAGTGCTTGGATTAATACCGTTTGTATCGCTGTCGCGGGGGTGTGTGAATATGATGATCTGGTCGCACTATTCAACGCCGATGCCCTGGCATCTGGACAGACAGCCCTACTACCATTCCCTACCCCACCTAGTATCGTCAAGATTACTGATACTCAATGGCAAACTCTGATCAATCGCATTAAACAACTTGCGTTTACCAAGAACGTCTCACCTACAGCTATAGCAGCCGTAACATATAACAACTATCGTGTGTGTTCTGATTCACGTTGTGGCATTGTTACAGTACTGAAAGAATACAATAAGTTGCAAACTTTGTTGAATTCAGCGCTGTCGTCATCAACCATCAACCCTTCTTGCTTCGAGACGCTCAGTCCACCATCAGCAGGTGCAACTCGACTAACCTCGTGGGACGGCACCATCACGCACACTGTTAGTTTTACTTTCGCTGATGCCAACGCTGCAAGTAGATTTTTTGCAACGGGCGGTAGAATTACCTGGAATGGTCAGTTGTCTAGTCCAACAAATACACATGATCTCGCTTGGGCATCACTACTGAGCTCTTTTCCAAACGCCACACTAACATCGACAGCATTCAATGCACTAACATCGACAGATCAAGTTCTGTTGGGTTCCACTTCAGGTGGATCTGGATATTCGGGTGGATATTCATCCGCCGCAGAAACAGTGATCATATCAGGTCGCCTAAACAGCAATGTGTTAACGCTCACCATCGCTTTTATCGATAATGAGGCCGGCGCGGTCAGTGGATATTTGAATAGTCAGTTCACACTTACGCGCATGAGCTCAGTATGTTACAGCAATCCTAGCATTTCATATCCAACCAGCTCATCGGTTGGTATTTTCTAAAACACTTCCCCCCAACAAGAAAACCCTGTATGGTCAAAATTTGATCAATAACAGGGTTTTCTTGTTTCTACATTATGTCTCCTGAAAAGTTTGAAGAATTTATATCACTCGCGAAATACAATATCAGTTTTGCGGACTCAGTGTCACTATTAAAGAGTAAATTTGTCCAAGGAACTACCACAGCAGTAAATGGGGGTCTGTTTAAGATAACGGAGCAACGGATATTGTTCAATACACTAGAGCTATCAAGAGGGCATACCAGTACTGTACTCATTGATGATCGTGGAACACCGATTCGAATTGATGACCTCGCTGCTCTAAATGAGCAGTGGTATCAGACATGGGCGTTTGAGACCAATGCTTACTTCAATCAATACACTAAACTCCGAGGTGCCCGTAGTGTCAAAGCGCTCGTCGATATCTCAAATTAATTTTAGTTACCACGCCGGCGAAGACCTGCTATCCTTATTCGATGATCATGGAACTGCATTTGATCGACTGCTGATCACAGTAGACAATTCAATAACCGCACCGGCAATTTTAGACAATTCAATTGGATTATCAAACTACAACTATTGCATCAAGTCATCACACGCCAACCCACAACTCGATTTTTACGTGGACCAAGCCCGTACAATATCTCTATGCGATACCCGCGTGTTTCTACTGAATGATATACCAGTTGCTCAGCTAATATTCGAGTACGCCAAATTCGTCCGTGAAAATTTCCAGCACTTTCAAACTCTACTAAACCTTAATGTTGCTTGCAGTGACAGTGCTGCCATATCAATCGCATCACACATGCTTAGCCCTACAGATAATCTGATTGATTTCCCTGTAGGGGTCCTCCGCTGTGTTGATTCGATTGCCCAACAAACAACTAACATGTACATTATCGCTGCAAATTCCATAGTCCGAGCTGATTCTGTTGTACTAGTAACACGAGGTACTATCAAGTGATTGGGTACTTGTTACTAGCACACAGTCAGCACCAAGTAGACTTGATCACGACAATCCTCAACCGAGTTGCTACCACCCAGTGCGTACAATTCTTGATTACTGCTCACAATTCCGAACTTAACTACAGATCGTGGGCGACCGTGTATGCTCCCCACCAACCTTGGACGGAGGATCAATATGAAATCTTGTGGCAACTTCCACTGATTACTAGATTCAGTACTACGCTATTTTTAGACCTCACTGAAATTTCTACAATGCCCGATGAGTTTATTCAATCGATTGTTGATCAGGTACAATCATCGGATTTTATTGTATTTGGATCACTGAACACATCCGAGAGCAAATATGTAGAGAATAATTTACCCCAACTAAATGCTCGTCAAATCTTGTTTTCAGCAACAGACACGTGTAATTTGTTTTTTGATACTCTCAAACTTGTCGGTAGAAATTGGGCACAGTGTGCTATTCAGTTGTTGCCTCCTAATTTTCGTTCCAGGGATACTAATCTAATATGCGCAATTGTTGCTAAATCTCTGGGCGAAGGTATATTGTCTGATTATCGAATACTAAATTTTGTTGAGTCGAACCAAGTATTACTCAATGGCACTGTCCTGGTTCATGCAAATAAAGTAGTGCACACCCCAATACTCGATAGTATATACCACTCATCAACCAACGTTTAATCATGCTAGCTATTATATCTTCCTATTCAGGGGCGATCATTGGGGTATCACTAAGCGTTGTAGATGGATTGGATGGTGTTACCTACGTGCCGATCTGCAATCCTGAGACATACTACACACTCTCGGAAGATCCTACTGCTTGTGGACGGTATTGTGTACAGAATACCCCAACACACACAATTGTTCCAAAACCGATACCCAAACCCGGGGCCGGCCAGCAGTTACACAATAGTACGTCAAACGCCGATGTTAGCATTATATACAACCCATCCAATGGGCAGTTAACACTAGACTCGACTCTACCTGAAGTATCGGTATATTTTGTATATCCAACCACCAACATGCTAATTGTGTATACGCTATCCTCAACTTCACAGGAACACATAACTCCTACACAATTGAATCTACTACGCACCTGCTCTGTGTGGAGCAACTTTCACCAACTAACAACATACTCTACCAACATATGATTTTAAATACAAATGAACTAGATGTCATTCATATCACCTTTGATGAACCGAACAAAGAATACAACTGGGCGAATCTCCAAGAGATAGCACCCTGGTCTAAGCGCGTGGATGGTGTGTTGGGTTTTGACTCTGCCCACAAAGCCGCCGCTAATGCTTCTGACACAGACTACCTGATTACCGTTGATGGTGATAATACTGTGCACCCGAAGTTTTTTGAACTTGAGCTCAACATTCAAGACAAATACAGGAATAGCGTACTTTCGTGGAACAGCATCAACCCGCTGAATGGTCTGGTGTATGGTAACGGTGGAGTTAAGATCTGGCCTAAGCAGTACATCCTAGATATGCAGACGCACGAAAATAGTCCTACTGGAAAGGGCCACCATTCGCTCGATTTTTGTTGGGCAGATACGTATATCCAACTGAATAATGTATACTCAACCACACACATCACTTCGTCGCCACTGCAAGCGTTCCGGGCTGGTTTTAGAGAAGGATGTAAGATGACACTAGACCATGGAGAGTTGGTTGATCAGGTAGAAGATATTGAACGCAAAATGTATGCCCCCAACCTGAACAAGATGTTGGTATGGGGAAGCATCGGCCGAGATGTTGAACACGGCCGATCAGCGATACTAGGCACACGCGTGGGTATGTGGTATACCAACATACACAGGGGCGATTTGGCGATTGTCAGGGATTATGCTGCGTTTGGGGAATTTGCGCACTCGTATATAAACACGGCACACTCAGACGACACACTCGATTTGATGTGTTACGAATACGGTAAAATCATCGAACAAAAAACAGGGATAGCATTCTTAGACTTTACTAGTGAACAGAGTGCATTTTTTAAGAGATGCCAGCCCCGCCACCCGACATTTCCCAATCCAATGGTAACCGAAAGCTCCCTGGTGTAGTATGTTTGATATCATTTTTATCAGTTATGATGAACCTAGAGCAGATGAGACTTTTGCTCAGCTCGTATCTAGATTCCCGTATATTCAGCGAGTTTCTGGAGTCCAGGGAATTGATAATGCTCATTATGCTGCAGCAAAACTTAGTCGGACTGAGATGTTCTATATAATCGACGGTGACAATGAACCACTCCCTGATTTTGACTTTGATTTTGTGCCAGCACCCTGGGACCGACAATATACCCATATCTGGCCAACGAAAAATATCGTCAATGGGTGTGTATATGGATATGGTGGAATCAAGTTATTCAACACAGCTATGCTGACGACAAACAAGCCTACCCATTGGGTAGACTTCTGTTCAACTCGTGGAGCTGGAATCAAGTATATGGAGTCACGACCGATTAGCATAACCCACTTTGATCAGACCCCACTACATACATATAGGGCTACTGCTCGTGAAGTGTTCAAATTATTCCGCCAAAAAACTACAATCGAGACCTTATTGTCCCACGATGACCTGCTAAAAAGCTTAGAGTATCGGGACGTTCTCGAGCGACTGAGTAGATGGATAACCGAACAACCAAATACAGAGTTTGACGATGCATATCACGCTGGAATCAGTGCCGCACAAGTATGGTATTCTCAGAAGATTGATCCTACACTGATTAATAACTTCGCCTGGCTCACTACCCAATGGCTGGACACACATGACAACCCGTGATTCTCGAATAAACGTTCACCTAACAGAGTCGTATGCTGACAAACTATTAGCATCGACTGCAATTCCTGCAAATATTACAACTGATCTGATCCGAGAGCTGTATCACAGTCCGCGTAGGGTATCTTCCCACGATTGTATTAGAGACGCGCTATCAGATGGCCAACTTGCTAGTAAACTTGTCGCGTGTGATATGTTGGTTAACACAGGATTGGACCACGATACAGCCATCATCACAGGCGGGTGGTATGGTACCCTGGCTAAATTATTGCTGTACAAGAAACCATCATTGCACGTCACATCACTAGACATAGACCCTGGCGTGCGGGATATCGCTCATGATTATGTAGGCAACTCCAATCACTTCTCGGCTGTCACAGGAGACATGTACACGTTTCCGTTGTATGGTGATTATGGTGTGGTAATAAACACAAGTACAGAACACATCAGTGATTTGCAGCTGTGGTTAGAAGAATTGGTCAGCGGCCAGACTGTACTGCTTCAGAGCAACAACGCTTTCGACTACCCTGATCACATAAACTGTTGTAATTCAATATTCGATTTAATAGAACAATCACGCCACTCTGTTGACATCATTTCGTGTAATACACTATACTGTTCAGCATATCAACGTTATACACTACTGGGCCAAATCAAATGAATTATTCAATCACACAACAAAACATCGAAGATTTTCTCAATCGATCTCAATCGACAGGGGGATTTGCAACTAGTCACCGCACATGGGCAAGCGACACCGCAAGTAACATGATATCAGTGTTCTCCCCAGAGAGTTCAGGAACCGATTGGCCATTGCTCCACGCAACTGGATTCTTTCAATCTGTGTATGAATATAGCAAAGGGTTGGTTAATGTCTCTAGTAGTTAACCTATATGCCGGCCCCGGCGCCGGTAAGACTACAACAGCGCTGCGTCTAACTAGCGATCTTAAACTCCGAGGACTAAATGTGGAGTACGTTAGTGAATACGTAAAAGATGCAGCTTGGTGGGGACATCTAGATGTGTTCGATCAACCTGATTTATGCTTTGCTGGCCAGCACAGGGCACTCCGAACGGTACACGCCAAGTGTGACGTTGTTGTATGCGATTCGCCAATCAACCTACCGATTGTATATGCCACCTCTCTCGCTGGGTACCCACATGCAGAATTTTCAGCACTTGTCCACAAACTTTTTTCAAGCTATGATAACCTGAATCTACTCATTGACCGAGGGCAGTTGCCCTACGAGCCAATTGGTCGGAACCAAACGTACCATGAAGCACTTGCTGTCGATTCGGCGGTGGATACATTTTTGGGAGACAATGACATCCCTAGAATTAAGTTTGATCCGAAAAATGATACGCAATATCAGACAGTACTGAGATACATCACCAAACAACAAATTAGTAGAAAGAAAGGTTTATAAGTATGCAAGTAGTTTCAATTTTATTGACAACCGGAGTAGAATGGATCGCCCAGGATTCAGGATCATTTGGCACGGACAAACTCAGCCTAAAAAAAGTTCGCAAGATTCAACTGGTGCCAGACGGCAAAGGCGGTGCTGGGATGGCACTGTTACCCATCTTTATGGCTAATAACAATGCGGAAGACTTTGATCTTGACACCAAGTTTGTGGTGTTGAAGCACGCACCTCATCCAGAATTTGAAAAACAATACCTGCAAGAAGTTTCAGGCATTCAATTAATTTAACAATATAGAAAGAACATACAATATGGCAAGCACAGACAAAGCACTTGGTTTCCAAGTACACGCCCACTTGAAGGCAATTGGACTCGAGACCCCTACCACAAGTCAGGTAACTAGTTCAAGATCGGATAAAATAGCCGTAATTGAAGCTAGCACTAAGGCGATGCTTGAGGCGCTGGGATTGGACTTGACGGATGACAGTCTGACTGAGACCCCGATGCGAGTAGCTAAGATGTGGGTGGATGACATGATGTGGGGATTGGACTATAACAACTTTCCGAAATGTACGACTGTGAATAATAAAATGTCCGCTCCTGAGGAGTTTGTTGCAGTCGCAGTTTCAGCGGCTTCCCAATGCGAACATCACCTTTTATCCATAATTCCTGCGGGCGGTTTAAATCAACCCTCAATCGTGATTGCTTACATTCCAACAGATAAAGTGCTTGGATTGTCGAAGTTGAGTCGAATTGCGAACTTCTTCGCTGCACGACCACAAGTTCAAGAGCGCTTGACTCATCAAATCTTAGAAGCAGTTAAATTTGTAACTCAATCAGAAGACGTTGCGGTGTTTGCTTCCATGGCCCACCTGTGTATGTCTACTCGAGGTGCAAGAGATACTGCATCTGACACGACTACCTGTGCGATGAGTGGAAAGTTTATTGAGAATGCCAGCGTTCGTTCTGAATTTTTAGCCATCGCCCGTCAAAAATTAGCATGACAACAGCCCATAACGATATTACTGGGGACGCGCTGATCTCAAAAACACCATCTGATTCGTATCGAGATGGTTGGGATCGAATCTTCGGAATTAAACAACACAAACACGAGTGGGTAGACGCCGAAGAGTCTCCTACTCAAGAAGAAGAGGACTCCCAATAATGTACCAACCAGTTGCCTATAAATTTACATCCACTAAAGAATACATCGACGAGTTTCCAGTAGCCTACAAACAATGGCGGGCAGATACCCATTGTTCTAAAAACCATGGGTATAGTCTATCGATTAAATTCTACTTTGGGTCCAATACTCTCGATCGTCGAAACTGGGTAGCCGACTTCTCTGGGTTCAAAGAGCTCAAGCAAATTCTCAAGGACCAGTTTGACCACAAAACTCTAATCGCCGCCGACGACCCAGATCTCAGGCGTTACCAGCAGATGAATGATGATGGATTGTTGGATCTGACGGTTGTTCCTCATGTAGGGTGTGAGCTATTGGCAGATATGTTGTACAAATACATGAATGGTGTGTACATCCCCGATTATCTAGGGGCCACCGAAGCAGAACGCATCTGGTGCTACAAAGTTGAAATTCGTGAAACTCAAACCAACATGGCGCTCCGAGAAGGGCACCGCGAGTGGAATGAGGATCTATTTGCTGAATAATCACGACCTAGCCCACACCCAAACCTCACCTGATAATGCTAGGTGAGGTTTTTCATTTTCTAATTCAGTACCAAATTCAATGTACCTTGCCGCCAGCCGCCATTTCGATAACATCACTATCTGGGAGCAGAGACGCACGCCAGATAGTCCTGCTCCCACAATCAAGACAGTACGAGCGCAGTACAATTGCTTCATCAAGTGTAGTGATTGGTATAGATACCACACCGAGTTTAGTGATAGTGTAGAAGAGGGTACCCCCGATTCTGTTCTAAAGAAATTCCTAGGTCTGGCCACTCGGGCACTCGACGACACCCGAAAGCATAGCTCAATGTTTGGTGATGATCTATATGAACTCGAGTTCGATAACAAAAAAGAGTTTTCGAAATTTATCGACAGCAAGCCCATCGATCTTGAGTTATTCGAGAGTGACATCCCTCCAGAGCTCAAGGCACTTAGTGCACTGTATTACAAGTGTGAGCTACCCCACGTCAATACAACATACTACGACATTGAGGTTGACTACCGCCCCAAGAAGTATGACTCAGATCATAAAATTAAGATCCGACAACAGGGTGGTGAATCATTTGAAGCTGCAGTCTGGGATCTTCAAGAATACAGGAGCGATCCTGACATGGAGGTGTGGGACGAGCCAGTAAAAAAGTGGGTAGCAATTAAAAACTCACTGTACACATACGATGGACCAATCGGGTTCAGCTCACCACTCAATCCGTACGCACCACTAAACTCAATCGCCTTCTACCACACATGGAAGGATGAGTACGTAATCTTTTCCGTTCCTCCGAAGTCTTGGACAGGATGCAACATCGAAGAACTGTTTGACTACAGTCTTTTTGATGATATTGAATCCAAAGTAGAAATTGTATTCTGTAAGAATGAGACTGAGTTGCTAACTCGCTCTGTTGAGGAGATTCAGCAATCTGATCTATTGGCCGGTTGGAACTCTTCACGATTCGATGATCCATACTTTGCTAAACGAGTTGAAATTGTCCTAGGCAAGGAGTGGCTACAAATGATGTCGTTCCCTAAAGGTAAACCACCTTGGTTCCAGACAAAGGAAGTATTTTTTCAGGAGCAATTGTTTGTTCAGTTTGATGGCCGCGTTACGCTCGACTACATGGAGTTATTCAAGAAGTTCACTGTAGAGGATCGAGACTCATGGAACTTGGAAACTGTTTCACAAGACCACTTGGGTGAGCGGTTCAAGAAGCTTGAATACGAAGGTACCTTACATCATCTGTATAACAATAACTTCAGTAAGTTCGTGCGTTATAATTGCCGCGACACGGAAATTCTTCGAGAGTTAGATAAGAAGTATAAATTCATTGCTCAAGCAAATGCGTTTATCCACCAGTCTACATGTCACTTCAAGAATATTGTTGGTACTGTTCGGGCTGCAGAGATGTCAGTGAACAACTACTGTTGGTATGAGCTTGGAATGCGCGTGCCTGATACGAAGCAGTTAGATGAACAAGGCCAAGCAGCCGGCGCATATGTGTTGGTTCCACAAACAGGAATGCAGGAGTGGATCGTATGTTTCGATTTTAGCTCCCTGTATCCAACATGTGCACGGCTGCTGAATGTTAGTCCTGAAACAATTCAAGGACAGTTTGTTAGTAATGGGGATGCATGGAGATGCTTCGATGAGAATATTGACGACGAGTTGACATTCAGATGGGAGCGTGATGGTTCAGTTGAGACTAAGACAATGACTGGTTGGAAGTCACTGTTTGTTGCTAATAAGTGGAGCATATCATCATACGGGACTGTATTTGATCAAAGTATGCACGGTATCATCCCTGCACTGTTGTCGGGATGGTACACATCTAGAAAACAACACCAAAAGCTACACTCAACTGCGCTTGGTGATATAGTGATGATCAGTGCAGAACTAGCTGGCGGCAATATCAGCAAATCGCGTGTAGATGAGTTGTCAAAGTTACTGGCTGATGCGCAGTATTCTGCGGTATATAATGAAATGCAGTCTTACATCCTGAAGATAAAATTAAATTCATTTTATGGTGCACTACTGAATCAAAACTTCCGATATTATGATAAGCGAATGGGACAGAGTATTACTGCTACCGGACGTGCCCTGCTTAGGCATCAGTGTCGGAAATTGTGTGAGATTATTGATGGTAATTACAACATTGATCCGATTGTTGATGATGAAGATCCTCGTGCCCTACGAGGTGAAATAGCATCCCCATGTTTACTAGCCGGGGATACTGATTCAGGTTATGTTACCCTAAAGCCACTCATAGGCGACCGCGCACTATCAAGTAAACAAATTATCAAACTTGCGGATGCTATTGGTGATGAATTAAACGCTTCTCTACCTGAGTTCTGTCGTACTGCATTCTTATGCACACCTGGTTTCGATACCCTGCTATCATCAGGAAGAGAATTGGTCGCAGACAGAGGGTTCTTCATTCAGAAGAAGCGATATGTCATCCATGTGATCGACAAAGAAGGTAAGGCTAAGGATGAATTGAAGGCTATGGGGGTCGACATGCGCAAGACTACTACACCCCGCCCTGTCAAGGCATTCCTGCGATCTACGTGCCACAAAATGCTGACTGGTGCTTCGGATACTGAACTCGATGATTTTATTATGGAGTATCGAGATGAGATGATCGACGAAATTGATCTGATGGATCTCGGCCTTCCAAAAGGTATCAAAGGAATTGAACAGTACACAGCCACGTTCCGAGACTTCCCGACCACCCGACTGCCTGGCCACGTATCAGCATCGATTCTATATAATGATTTTAGACAAGCCGCCAGCGACACTGAATCGCTATTAATTTCGAGTGGCATGAAAATTAAGATTTTCAAGTTGAAGTATGATATGGAACACGCCGGCCGCATGTTTAAGGCGATTGCTGTTCCAACAGACGAGGAGCTGATTCCTCAGTGGTTCAAAGACGAATTTGTTGATAGAATCGATCGCCAACGCCACGTCGGAATGTTGGTCGATAATATGTTGCATAATATGTTTGATTCAATTCCCAGACAAGTACCGACTCGCCAGAGTAAGGCCTACGAATCAGAATTTTCTTTCTGAACAATGTAGGGATAAATAGTACCACAACCTTCGTGGACTTCAGGAATGACTATTACCCTAATACTAGCTGCTCTTAAACGAGTACCAATGGCTGTCTGGGCTGCACTCGCAGTCTCAGCGGTCATCTTTGGTATGTACACAGCGCTAAAAATCGCGCACAGAGAGATTGATTCACTTGAAGTGAAGTTGCATCAACAAGCGACAGAACTCACCGTAGCTCAAGAGCTAAATGCTACTCAAGCTACTCAATTCAAAACATCACTGGCTATCCAAAATACTGCAATTGAAAAATTGAGTAAGGCTACAAAAGATCAACAGACTAAAATTAGTAGCGCTGAGTCAATCGCTCGGGAGCGCTTCGCAGCATCAGAACGAACCATAGCCGCTCTCAGAGCACAACCAACTCAGCCCCAGACGTGTACACAGGCTCTGGAAGCTCTTAAAGATAAAGAAGCACTCAAATGGTCAAAATAATTGTAAGCACACTACTAGTATCGCTACTACTCGGATGTAGCACCACTGGTGGATTGGTTCGAGTCGAGACACAGACTGTGGACATTCCAGTAGTAATACCACAGCCTGTAATCGAAGTCCCACCTAGACCAACACTTGAACTTACAACACTTGCGCCTGATACGCCTCCTGAGGTAGTTGTGCGTGCGTATCAGATCACGATACTTCAACTGCAAACATACGCAAATCAACTAGAAGTTCTGTTAGGTGGGGTAAATGCATCACGAGTAGCCCCAAAATGAAATTAGACACAGTACTTCAAGAAGCCTCCTCACTATCAGGAACCCTGCTCCAGATGGCTGCTGGATTTGCTGTTGGTATGTTAGCATTCAATACTAAAAATAAACTCGCAATTGCTATACCAAGCAATAAAAAGTTTGAAGAAATTATCAAACTGCCTCCATATCAGCGAAAAGTACTAACATTTACCGCCGAAGACAAGAAAACGATAGCTGAGACACAGTATTTGGTTGATCAATTGGTGAAGAAAGCCTCATATAAAATTTCAAAGACAGGAACAGGTATTCTCCACAAGTCGTGGGAGCTTTACCTCTAAATAGTACAATACATTCACATATACATATATGCCTTCTACCTCTACTTCCGCATACATTGTGATGGTTAATAATACCATCCACAGTGTGACACTTGACCGCCATGTCGCCGACCAAATTTCGACTGATACACGCAACAGTGTAGTACAAGCGTTTCCTATTATCGACGAGTATCAACAACAACTAGCCGTAACAGAAAGTGTTGACACTTTTGGAAAATTCTTGGACGAGCTACCCCAACCGAGTAATCCAGTCCCTACACTCAAGTCGCTTTTTGACAAAAAAGTCCCAAAGAAATCACCACCAATAGACAGCACGACATATGAAATTATCCAGGATGCTGATACTACAGCATTTAAGGTCGGCGATGACTTGGTACCTCGCAACTCCAAAAAGTCAAAATGACACTATCCAATCTCCAGAAGGTTCTCTTGGCCCAACTCTGGGCATCCAGAGACTCGTCGGGTGATGGGTATAGTTCGGCGATGATGAATCGTAAGACTCAAGCGTTTACGGACACATTTGCACGAGCTGGTCTATTGACCGTAGACGCCACGGCACACGAATTATCATTGAGCAGCAACTTTGAAACAATGTGTGTAGAGCAAGGGATTGTTACTGCAGATGACCCACCCGAATTTACTGAATTGGGTAACAGCTTACTCTCTCAAAAAATCTCAGAGTCCCCATCGAGATTACATGCGGTGTTTTTTAACAATAGAGCAAAATGACACAAGTGGCTCACCACTTGTTATGACCTGGTTAGTTGGCAGCGCTACGTAATACTCAAATAATTTTTGATTATCACCATCTGACACTACTTCAGCAATTGATATACTGAAGTAGTGTGGATTAGCAGCATCACTCACGCAAGTTCGGTTGTAGTTTACCCACAGCTCTGATATGATCTTTAGTATGACAGAATTGGATATATCCACCAAAAAGCCCTTGACATGGTCATCTATCAAAATGTCAGGGAAGAATGTATATGTCTTTCCGTTACGAATTAGCGTTTGCTCGGTTTTCACTATTTTGAATGCTGTTGTGGTATGAGTATGGTTGTACTTAGTTGTGTAGCTACTGTACTACAGCGTAAATAGACCATAAAATTACAAATATTTTACTGTAGATCCTACTCATGCGTATCAAACAAATCCTACACGAGGCAGAACTGGTATCTTTTACGCAGCTCACTTCAACTCAACTCTCGAAAGAGCCTACACTATCTAATGAAGGTGACTCTGACGACACAGAAATCCCCTCACCAGAAGACCTGAACCGCCAAGGTACGATCCGGGTAGTCAAAGATGCTCACTTGGTGTACAAACGCAAAGAAGACGCCAATAGATATACAGAACTCTGGATATACAAACGAAATTTGTTGGCTAAACAAAGCGACACTGTGTACGCGGCTATTATGGCAGCAACAGACATCCAAAATTTAGCCAAGAAGAGTGTTGATGGGGAGCAGTCAGTTGAAGTATGGAGCATTGGAGATCCGCGTGATAAGTTAACATTTGTAAAAATCAATGGTCTATCAGACTAAGCTGATTCTATCTCCAGCAACATTTTTTGCGTGGTACAAACTAGTCATCGCATTATACGCGCTACCCCCCGAACAGATAACTCAGATACAAATTGGCCAGCGCATCAAACTATATGAGTTGCTGTTAGCAGATTGTTTATCGACTAATCCGGTACTTGGTGGTATGACAAGACTTCGTGCGATCGGTACGCTGAAGATGCTAGATTCGTCGGCCTTCGATAGAGCAAGTGAAATCGCCGAAAAGAAAAAGTTGATCGAGCAACAAGCAGCACTCAATACTCCGACTACAGTCAATACCTGGTGAGGTTGAAACCAGGTATGATACTGGTGTATGGTACACGCACTACCATGATCAAATCTACATCACCCCGCCCAAAGAAACTAACTAAAGCTCAGCGAGAGTTACAAACTTCGTGGGATAAAATTACTGCAACCCACGCTCCTAAAAAGCCACTAACCGACTATAAGGTACCTTGGATTGGAGCACTCTTTTCATCACCACCGAGAGAATCAAGCACAACCAAAATCAAGTCTTTTGGTTCACAGGTAGGGAACGGTACCAAACCAATTCACAGCAAACAACTCACCTCAGTAGTAACGATAGCTCCAATTTGTAATAAAGGAGCTTATCAGGTAATTACCGATCGTAATGATTTTTCAACAATGGGACGCAAGGTATAAATGCAATCACGCACAGTAATCGAGTTCGCAACACTTCGGAAAAAAATCCAATATCAACTTCCAGAGTGTGATGTAGAATTATTTTTGATCAACCTGAGAAACACAAAACAGACTAAGTGTATAGTGGTTGATGGAGTTGTCATGTTTCCGGGCCTGTTTGATACCACGACGGTCACCAAGATGGCAGCAATTGCTAAGAAGTTAATTACCCCTGATGCTAAACATGAAACATAATCCTCAATTCTGCACAATCGCACCGACAGCATATCTGTCGAAGTATGCTCGCCACAACAAGTCAGATTTCCACTTGTTGTTGGCTCACCTGATCGATCCTCAGTCTGTATACTACGACCCTGAATATGTAGAATTCTACAAGAATTCTAAATTACCAAATGAAACATATATCGCAGATAATGGAGCATTCGAATTGGGAATCCCATACAATCCCGACCGTCTAATTCAAATCGGCCGAGATGTGAGAGCTGACATCTTGGTATTGCCGGACTATCCTGGGCAAAGTGCTAATATTACAATTGATGCAGCAAAAAAATATATTCCAGTATTTCGCACGGCGGGATTTAAGACATTTTATGTACCCCAAAGTGCTCCAGGCGACTGGGATGGTTGGTTGCGCAGTTTTGAGTGGGCGCTGTTTAATACAGACATCGACGTAATTGGAATGTCTATTCTTGCTCATCCAATCGCTATTCCAAATATTCCAAAATCGTATGTTCGTGTTGTGGCAGCAGACCGTATCAGCAATTGGCTTCGACAAGACGCTAAGCGCACTGAGGCATTCTACCACAAGCATATTCACTGGTTGGGATTGCTCAATCCGGGTCTAGAATTACCAGCACTACTAGGAATGGGGCTGGTCGACACTCTTGATAGCTCTAATCCCGTGTGGCTTGGACATTGTGGTTTACCGTATAATCAGTTCACCGAATCGTGGGCACCAGTTGAGAAGAAGTACGTGCCAGAAGTCAACTTCCAAACACACACCAATAAAGATACTAGTATTATCGACCACAATCTAAGCATCATCTCAAATACATTCAACCACTATCAAAAATGATCATATCTCCTAAGACGGCAATTGCTGAAGGTTGGATCACCCACACAGATGCAACATACGATTGGTTGAGTACCAACAGTATCCAACCCAATGCTTTAGATTTTACGTTAGATAAAGCATTTTATTTCAACACCCTCGACGAGTTCCGGTTAAGTAATTCACATAAAAAAATGCGGTCAACAACACAGATTACACCAAAACAGAATGTTGATGGGATAGAATCACTGCAAATACCTGCAGGTTGTACTGTAGACTGCTTGTCTAATATGTATTTGAATATCCCCACCCAGGTGGCAGCACTACTAGTCGTTCGGTCTACTCTTAACAGAAACGGTATATTTTTAACGTCTGGGCTGTACGACAGTAAATACACCGGCCACATTGGATTTAGCTTACACAATAATGGACCAACAGCACACATCGCCCCAGGAACAAGGGTTGGCCAGATCCTGTTCGTCAAGTCTGATAGTGTTGGAGAATATTCAGGCGGATACAATCACTCACTCGACTCAGATTGGACCACCAGAGCTGGTATTGTTTGATTCGACTCGATGTGCATCCGCATACGAGTTTGTAGAGAAAAATATTGGATTGATCGATTGGCTGCTCAACGTTGATAGGTTGACTGTCGAGCAAGTGAAAATATGCTGTGAGTTACCTGTCGGTACACCCACGGTACGAAAAGCACTTAGCAAGTGTAACATCAGTAAGCGAAATGACCATCCAGCGTTTGTACAGCGTGTGGTGGTTGCGTACACTGTAGATAACTTGACGTTCACTAAAGTTCAGGAAAAATTTGGTATAGGTGCCCATACTACTGAACAAATACTATCTCCGTCACGTCGCCCAACCGGCCGCACAAGAGCTGTCGATGTGATTCCAGACCGCGCTACTGTGAAGGGGTGGTTGAAGGCTGGGAAATCTTGTGCAGATGTAGGGCAGATAACCTCATTGTCCCATGCAGCTATACAACACAGGCTGCGGCAACTTGGAATTTCCAGGTATTCAATAGCTGGAGTATTTGAAGAGGAATTGCGCCAACTGTACTGTATAGATAGGTTGATGTGTAGTGAAATTGCGGAACTACTGGGGAATGTCACTTATATTGCTATCAATCTCGCATTGCAGCAATGTGGGATAACACGGCCAGATGAAGACACCAAATATTCAAAGGAACAATACAATATTAAGCGTTTTGGAGTGCCATATCACGCACAGTTGCCTCATAGACGAGAGATATCGCGAAATACACCAACAGACGCACTCACCATACGCGTTCCTGCACTGTTAGATGCTACACTACTTGCTGAAATGATGACCGGTAATTCCCTGGCAGGTGTATCGAAGCAGCTCGGGGTTAGTGACCTTACTGTTGCAAAATATTGTGATATGTACGGGATTGAATATCGAACCAAAGTAGAACGTGAAACCGAATTAAAAAGTGGTTCGTATCAAAAATACTTGAAGTTGATTTTACTGCCCGACACCAGAGGACATACACATGAGATTGTGTCCCCTCAGGATTGGGTAGGCATCAACACAAAAATTAACATCCGCTGTGCCACACATGGGCTGTTTCATCCAACATTCAATAATTATCGCTTGTTCAATGTTGGGTGCATCAAGTGTCAAGGAGGGACATCAAAGCCAGAAAAGGAATTGTTCGCGTATATTCAATCGTTGTGCCCTACGTCTGTTCCGAATGATAGAGTTGTTCTGAATCGAAAAGAACTGGATGTGTTGTGCGTCGACAAAAAAGCAGCATTTGAGTTGAATGGTGTATATTGGCACTCATCGAATGTACCACGCGATACACACAATGCAACTAGACACGTACAAAAAACAGAAGCCTGCTCATCCGCTGGTTTGAAGTTATTCCACATTTGGGATGCAGAGTGGACTGATGCCGCAAATAATCCCAAATGGAAATCAGTCATCGCCAACTCACTCGGACACTCTATTAAAATCTTTGGCAGGCACACTACAATAACAACAGTCGATAAACGCACTGCAGATGAGTTTTTTGATAAAAATCACTTACAGGGTAAATGTGTTGGGAATGTAGTTAATGTAGCGCTGCTCAATTGTGGCGAGTTAGTTTCTGTAATGTCATTTGGTCGATCCAGGTACGATAAATCTGTGCAGTGGGAGCTGTTGAGATCGTGTACTATTCTGCATCACACGGTGGTGGGGGGAATGTCTAAAATGTTTAAGCATTTTGTACAAGAGCATCAGCCAACCTCTGTAGTGTCATATGCAAACAGGAGATGGAGTGACGGCAAAGTGTATGCAAAAATGGGGTTTGGTTATTGCGGCGCCACGGCTCCTAATTATTGGTACACAAAAGATTGTATAACACTAGAGTCGCGGTTAAAATATCAAAAGCATAAGTTGAGGGCGTTATTTCCAGACTGTCCAGTCACAATGACGGAAGAAGAAATTATGTTTGCCAACAAGTACTCAAAAATATATGATTCGGGGCAACTTAAATTTGTCTGGCCACCACATTCGTAATTGTGAGTGCGATAAACCAACCTTTCGAGAGATATTAACAACATATGAGCAAAGTACTATTTTTGGACGTCGAGACTAGTGGATATAGTCGAGGCACGGTGATGGATCGGAGTAACGACTATGAATATCAAATTGTATCACTAGGTGCAGTAGTCACTGATTCTAAAAATTGGGCAGAAGGTAATACATTCTACGTCGAGATTCACTACAACGGCACAAGTGCATGGAGCAGCGAAGCACAGGCTGTTCATGGTATGTCCAAGGATCACCTTAGTGAACACGGAGTATCTGAAGAAGAAGCACTCACTACCTTCTGTGAATTCCTAGGTAACAACTTCGATACTAACAAAGCACTCACACTAGGTGGGCACAACGTAGATACTTTTGATCGCCACTTCATCGCTCAGTGGTTCAACAAGTACGATATGGCAATTAAGTTATCGGGGCACAGCATCGATTCTCACTCTGTCGGGAGTGTATTATACAACACGAAAGATTCGAATGAGCTGTTCGAAATGTTCAATGTGATCCGTGATAAGCACAATGCACTCGAAGACGCACGTGCAGCGCTTAAAGCGGTCCGCATGATTAAGAAAGTTTTCACTAAGGCGCTAGATTCAAATGTTTGAGTTTATTAAGAAGCTCCAGTTGCTACTAGAAGCGAAGAAACCCGCCGGGGATTATGCCGCACTCTCACTAAGTGCTACCAGTACTGCTGCCATCGAGAAGTGGGCACTCAACCATAATATTGAGGTAGATGAAGAGCACGATCTGCATATTACGACTGCATATTCTAAGACCCCGTTCGAGTATGATTGGACCACCCTTGGTGTTGACCTAGAGAATGTGGAAGCCGTACCGATTAAGTTTGATGTATTTGAGACTACTAACTCTAAGACCAAACTGCTTGTGGTACTCGTGGATTGCCCATACGCATCGCAGCGCTTCAGTGAATATATGGACCATGGAGCTGAATACGACTACGACGAATATCGCCCCCACATCACTCTCTCCAAGGAGTGGTCCGGCGATCTACCAGATATCTCGACGCTACCAAAAATTATGATTACTAGTGAATACCACTCCAAACTGGAAGAGTGAACCATGACACAACTAGAATTTGATTTTCCTACACCACTCGATCAACTTACCACTGAACTCATTGAGATCGATGCTTCTATTACTACAAACAGAATCTACCAATTGAACAACATTGCGGTTCCCCCGAATGTGGGTACAACCACTTACATTCCCCACACCCCATATTAAATGATATTCCAAACCCAAACTCCCACCCTCAACGCACTGACTATTGAAAATGGATTCAAGCACATTGTCAGTGTCAATTCATATGGTGGAATTGGCAAAGATGGTAAACAACCCTGGTACATCAGTGAAGATCTAAAGCGGTTCAAAGAACTCACTCATGGGCACACTGTTGTCATGGGTCGAAAGACGTACCTTGATATTGAGCGAATCGCACAAGAAAAAGGTACAGAATTTCTACCTGGCCGGAAGTGTTATGTTGTCAGCAACACCGAAGATTTCGCACCTCAACACGCAACCAAGATCCCCAGTGTAGGACGACTTCGTGATGTCAACATCATGGAGGATGGTGAAACGGTATTTGTGATTGGCGGATACTACCTCTACGTGGAAACATTGCCATTTACCACTCACTGCTATATGACAGTCGTAAAAAACACTGATGATTGTGATGTGTTCTACCCTATTAAAGCAATTTCTTCGCAATTTGTGCCTGTAAATAAAGTTGGTGAGTTTGATGAAGATGATTTTGTCTTCGTCGACTACACGAGAACTTAAATTACTGCACCTATATTGGCACAAAGGAATGCGCGAGAATGAATAAAATTTCAAAAAATACATCTGGTGATGATATTGAAGATGAGGTCGATGCGCCAATCAACATTGTATACAAACAGAGTCTGTCGCGGGTAATCCCTGTGAAGCAACACCCATACTACTTGTATGGTCCAATTGGCGCGCCGGGCAATTATGTGGAAATGATCAACACGATCCGTACCGCCGAGGCTCACGATGATATTACAATCTACCTCAATTCAGATGGTGGACGGCTCGACACTGGAATTGCGATCTGTAGTGCAATTGCAGAATCTCGTGCCACCGTAACCACAGTTCTAGATTCCAGCGCAAGTAGTATGGCTGCAATTATTTTCTTAGCTGGGCATCAGTATGTGGTACATGATTGCACAATGTTGATGTTCCACACATTCAGTGGTGGGTTCTATGGCAAGAGTTCGGATGTTGACCGCCAAATCGTTGCATATAAGCGCCAGTACTCCAATTTAGTCAAGAAAATTTGTTCGAAGTTCTTAACAACTGAAGAAATCAAGAAAATTGATAATGGTGAAGAGCTTTGGTTGATGTCTGATTTGATTGAGAAGCGACTGAAAGACCTTGCAAAACAATCTGCGCAGGGTAATTCAAGCGATAGTAAAATCAAGAAGATTCCAAAGCCACCTAAAACTCAACCCTCGCAAGAAATTTCGGAAACACAATAAATTATGGTTCTCCTAAGTTCTGGTGACTCACTCGAACAAATACTGTCCACAAACGGGATCCTAGGATCCCGTTCCCCGTCTGGTTGGTACACGCTCCACTGCCCTCTTTGTCGTGACAAAAAGACTCGTGGTGGGTGGAAATTTGAAGGTGGGGGAGGTAGCTATCACTGCTTCAACTGCTCGAGTACTGCTGGATACAAGCCTGGCTCTCGACAGTTCTCAGAAAAGATGGCTCAGGTTCTCTCTGAATTTGGGATACTTGATCAATGTAAGTCGCTGTTATTCTCAGCATTCGCGAGTGATAGTCCACTAACTGTTAGTCCTAGTGTCCACCCCGATCTCAGTGAACCTGCAACAATCGAACTTCCAACGTTCTTCAGACCACTGGACACGCAATTGGACGGCCGGTATGTTGATTATTTGAACTCTCGGAGAATACAACTGAACTCATCGGAGTTCATGGTGACAGACAGAGTAGCGGGTAAGTGGGTGAATCGACTAATATTAATAAGCAAGAGCCCCACGACACAACAACCAACATTCTTTCAGGGTCGTGATATCGCTGGCACCCCCGACCGCAAGCGATGGGAATCGCCAATCTACCAGAAGACGAATGTCATTTTTAACCTGACCGCCAGTAAAATATTCTCCGACTCAGATCTGGTTGTGTGTGAGGGTGCGCTGGATGCGCTATCAGTCGAGAATGGAATCGCTCTTCTTGGGAGCACATTCTCGAAATATCACATCCATAAACTGAAACAGGTCCGAGGACGGAAAATTATTGTACCGAATAAAGATGTTAATGGTAAGTGTATGGCTGAGCAAGCATTGGCTGCTGGCTTTACCTTGAGCTTTCCTGATATTGGATCGTGTGGGGACTTGAATGAAGCCCTGTGCAAATATGGCAGCATGTATTTAGAGACAGCTATAGCCCAGGGCATAGTCGATAGTGAATTTGCTGCTCGAATGAAACTAGGACACTGGGTTAAAACTAATTGAAAAGTAACCGTTGACCTTATTGGAATTTGGTGTATAATTGACCCTATAAGCAAACGAACGCAACAGTGGGAGATTTTTAAATGGGAATTGTTACAGTCAAGAGTTCTGTTGGTTGGGTAGCGGAAACTAAGATCGATCGAGTTGATGGTACCCAACTACGTATCATTACCCGCAAGAGTGCGAGTGGTACAATCTATACTTTCGCGAGTCGTTTCGTGGTAGAGTCGGGCATGGCTACACACGTACCCTTTTTAGACTTTTCGAAAGTGTATATGACCTCAACTGGTAAGTGTACGGAGAAGAAAGTTGCGACGCAGCAGTACCAAGTTCTCCAGCGCCTAGATGAAATTAAGGCTGACTGCAACACTTTTTATTCCAAAATAAGTGTTGACGTTGTGGTAAAATAGGGTATACTCGTAATATCAACCAACTCTATCTCAACCATGACTACTTCAACCTCTGTAATTCTCAAAAAGATTGGCAACCCAAACTTGGCTTTGTACAAAGGCACTGGGTATTGGTATTTTGTGTATGATGATCTTGATGCAAATTCCATCTACGAGAACCAGATAGTGTATGTCAAATACCTCAGTAACATGAGTGTGGAGCAGTGGGTAGAGGAAGGAAAGTGCTTGGTGAATAGTGTTGCATAATCAACTGAGGAAAATACAAAATGTACTATTCAGAAATGTCAAAACTGTATAAAAACGAAATTCTCGACGTACACACTCGAGATGTGCGACTATGCGATTTCGGACATCGATACGACATTGAAACTGCGCACGGATAAAAATATGAACGATCACTACGTGCAAAAGTTGTTTTGTGAGCGTGATGCTGCACTTGATCGTAAAATGGTCCTGAATCGCAAACCTGTGAAATAGTCTGGTGACCTTACTCAAATTTAGGGTATAATTGACTTTAAGAGCAATCATACAGGAACTTCTAGATGCAACCAATCACCCTTCACACTAAATTTGGCGAACAACATGCCTCAGTGGTAGTAACCCCAGTCGCACTCGAAAGTGATTACATATCCGTTCACGTGGCCACACTCCAAGACGCACTGCTCGCTGCATACTGTTACAGAAAGTCTGGGGAAGTTAAAATCGAAGAATCCCCCAATATTGTTGGATATGTCATCGTCGTGTACTACAACAAAGCTTAATTAACACCAAATATCATGCCAACATATACAGTTACTCGAACACTGGAAGAAGTAGTTACTATATCAGCAAACAATTTTGAAGATGCTCAACACGAAATAGATAGTGGTCGATATTTTGACTGGGAGTGTGTTGATATCAGTGCCTCAACATGTATCGAGTCCTCAGAAGACTGTTGACTTTTGGTAAAATCATAGTTATAATAGACCCTAAGAGCAAGTGTACCTAATAGGAGAATACAAATGTCGTCAGCATTGCGTGAAATTAACGAATACTTAGAATCTACTCGCATGATGTCTCGGACAGAGCTGAATGCTATTATCCGAGATCTCGATCCTGAAGCAGCAGAGCTCCAGACTCAAGGTTTCGCGCACAGTGTGTTGGGATATATGATGGTCGACAAAATCGCCGGCCTGACTCCTAATTTCCGTGTCGGTGTGACTAAAGCAGGATCACTCAAAGAGCGGCACCCGTGGTTGTTTGCTGAACCAGTTGCTCAAGCAATTGTCGATGGTGATGAGCCAGAAGCTGTCGAAGTTAAGAAAGTTAAAGTTACCAAACCCAAATTGGAAACTAAATCCGACATCGCTAAGCGAATCTATGCTGGTCTGACGGATAAGTCTAAGGTGAATGTAATCAAGGTGTTCATGCAGGAATTGGGGACATCGGCAGCCGGCGCTCAGACGTACTTCTATGCATCGGGTGGCGAGAAGAGTGGTAAGGCACCAAAGGCCACAAAGATAGCATCAGTAATAATCTCAAGTACCGTATCACTTGCTAGAGCGACTAAGGTTGGTCCTACTAAGAAGCAATTGGCTACCGAAATTTACACAAAATCTGTGGACAAGTCTCGCGACACGATCGTTCAGAAATTCATGGTCGAGTTGTCGATGACAAAATTGGGCGCATCGACGTATTTTTATAACGTTGGCGGCGCTCGTACGAAGGGAAAAACTAAGCAATCGATCATATGATGTTGTACCCTTAAACAGGTTGACATATCACTTAATGTGATGTATAATTGACCCTACTAGGGAGATATACATCATGCAGATAGCAAAGACAATTGAAGGTGCGATTGTGCAGATCAGTAAATTCGCTGAAACGGTGGAATTTAGCACCGATAAGGGTTGGTTCTGCATCTGCACAGATTTTTACAAACCCGCCCACAAGCGATTCGAGTTCAAGTGGGTTCCTGCTTCGACTCAGTTCATCTGGACCCGAGAACAAATAACATAACCCATAATATGAAAATTGATATTGCATTTGATCTTGATGGTGTATTGGCAGACTTCGACGGCCACTACATCAAGCTGTTTGATGTACCACCTCACATCGACGATGCTCGTGGGGAGCTCTGGTCAAATATTGAGAAGACTCCTTCCTTCTTTGCTGATTTGCCAACCATTCCTCCCATGGTTGAGTTGTTCCGATGCGCATCGAATGTTCCCAACAATGTAACGATTCGTGTAATCACTGGCCGCCCTCGAACTGACAGGCTTCCATTCGCTGAACGTGACAAGCGTAAATGGGTGCATAATAATTTGGGAAGTGTGGAGACAATTGTCTGTCTGGCTCGAGACAAACAAAAACACATTGTTCCTGGTGCGATCAGTGTACTGATCGATGATCGTATCGACAACATTCACAGGTGGGAGGAAGCAGGTGGGTGGGGCATTCATCACACATCCGACGCCTCTACCAGAGCTGCACTCGAGAACATCTTCAATATTGCTGAGCAGCGGTCTACCCTACTGGGGGAGACTCACTGTGGATGATCTAGAATGGTTAACTAAGTTGGTGTCTAACCAAAATGAGAATATCCTAGATCTTCATAACCGACTAGCAGCCACTAACAGGGATCTGAGACGCACCCACAACTTCGGACTCTTTTTTGTAGTAGTTTTGTTGGGTATGATTGGGTATGTTGCTAGTAATATTCCATAGTTTTTGTGTACAAATCAGCAGAATTCAGCAGAATGGTGGGTAGTGCACAGCAACCTTTCCAGTAGTTCTAAGTTATTTCAAATAAATTGTTGACCTTGCTCCAATGTAGGGTATAATAGACCCTAAGAGCAAGCGAAACGAGAGGAAATCAAAATGAAAACAATTAAGACTGTTGATGGTGTTGACTATGAAACTGTTGAGTCAATTGACCCACGTTCATGCAACGGTTGTGTTGCAGACAATGACGACGCCCTATGCACGAATTTGGGTGGCATGTGCGACGACTCTATCCAGAAAGAAGTAAAGATTGTGAAAAAAGAACAAAATCAACTAGACCCACATCTAAACTCTCTCTTGCTAGCAATTGTCGAAGGTAAGCAAATTCAGTTTAATGGTGGTCAAAAGTTTATTGCCATTGGCATCTTTGATTCCTTTGCGGTTGAACGAGTTACACGAAATCCAGGGATGTATCGTGTAAAACCAGATACCGTTAAATTGACATATCGCCTTGCTATAATGGGAGACTGCTCGGGTGATTATATTGCAACACATCAATTTCATGTACATCACAACACGCAAGAAGAGTTCGCCACCCAACCACACTTTCGATATTGGTTAACAGAAACACAAGAAGTTGAGGTGGAAGTATGATCTCAGAAATTGATCTAAAAGACTTTGATAAGGGAACACAACCAGTAAAGTTGTATGACTGCCCTAGACACTCCATCGTGTCTCCAGTATTCAACCCCGAATTAAAGATTCAATTCCATCACTTAGATGGTATGTACTCATTCTGTACAATGTTTGGAACAGATGATGTTTTGCACATGGGTGCAAGTACCGATGTTTTTGTTTGGAGTAAGAAATGAGTGCTAATAGAATTATTGATGGTGTTGAGTATGAAAAGTTTTCATACTCCACCGTGGAGTATGAAAAGATTCATGAAGATCATGTCTGCAATGGTTGTGTCGGCCAACCACGTAACGCCGCCGCTGATTCTCTATGTGATATACTAAATGATGATTGTACATATGGCGTCTGGAAAGAAGTCAAATTCACTAAAGATTTATCAACTGTGCAACTGGGTGAACCAATGTACACCGTCGATGAAGTACTCGATGTTGTACAAATCTGTGGGTTCTCGATTCATAGGTCTAGTGCTGATGTTCGACATAAAATCAAACAAAAGCTAGAAGTTAAAACTTCACCAGAGCACAAAGAATATCTCAGATTGAAGGAGAAATTTGAATGAAACTAATTAAAATTGGCGACAAGTATCTGATCGAGCGTGGATTCTTCCACAAAGAATATTTAGATATGAGTTACGATAAGATTTTCTCTTGGTGGCCCCGAATTTACGCAGATCAGTATTCGGTCGCACCATCAGAAGAGTACGCACTAGAACAACTCAAGAAGTATAAGGAATATGTGCTCGCCGAGAAAAAGGCTAAACAGGTTACAACAATTAAGTGGTGGGTGTAATGAATCAAAATAATACGCCATCACCCTGTGCGTGTATGGGGCCACAACTCGGCGAACCTTATTGCCCGTGTGAAATGAGCAATCGAGGGTTGCCCCGTGTCGATAATTCTAAAGAAATTGTTGGGGCAAATGAACGACTCTCTGAAGCGTTCGCCTTCATATTTGATTACAGAAATAAATTGAACACTGTAAGTGAAAATAAATGTTGACCCCTACTCAAATTTTAGGGTATAATAGACCCTAAGTCACAATAACTTAACCAAAAGGAAATTTTATGAAAACTAATACTAACCTGTCGTGCATTCATTCCATCATCAGCATTCTGGGAACAACTAAGGCTGAATGGTCTGAGGGTGAGCTAGACTCATATCTAGGCGCCGATCTTCATGCATTTTTAGCTACAATCAATTGTGCATATACTCGCCGAGCTACAGTTGTTGACAATATCAACTCTCGTGAGGCTGAACAAAAAGCTGCCCTCGCAAAAATTGAAGAGTTGATGAAAACTGCACAAGAAATTGCTACCAAGGCGGGTGTTCCATTTGTTGCGCCTACTACAGAAGAAGAATTTCAGTCGTCTGATTCATGGTCTTCATCTAACTGCTACTGATATGAAAATCGCCATCATTGGGTCGACGGCACTGGCTCGATTCCTGCCACCCCGAACCCCAAAAGACTTGGATATTGTCGGTTCTTATGATGACATTATCAAATATTGCAAACATAAAGCTGAAGATTGTGGTGGTAAGATCATCGCACAGTACCCAGCATCTGGTGGAAATAAGTTGATCACTAAGATTGATTCTGGTGGTTGTATTCTAATTATCGAGGGGGAAATTGCGTGGTCAGGGTCACTTTCGGAGGAACTTCTGAATTTGATCGTCGATGATGTGAGCACTCTTACTAAGAGTGCTTTTACTGGGTACTCTACTTTGATTTTAGAGTATTACCCATCATCTGACATTTTGTATATGCTGAAAATGTCGCATCGGTATCTGCGTAATTCGCCGTACTTCCTGAAGACGATGGAAGATATTCATACACTGCGGTCTATGGGTGCATGTATTCACGAGCATCATCAAGAATTATATACGAAGCGCATGGGGGAAACATATAGTTATTCGCACCCTAGCCTGATGAAATCAACCAAAGAGTTTTTCTCTGGTGATGGCGTTGAGTACAAATATTGCCATGACGATCTACATTCAGCCGTAGCAATCCTGCAGAAACCGGCGTATACCTACTATTTGTTGGATGGTGCAGAGGTTCAGGCATCTAAGGTAAAATTTTATAATTCTACGCCAGAAATTCGACTCTGTGGTGTACTCGAAGAAGCATATGTACTTGC